CAGCAGAATGTTTAACTCCCCATGCGGCTTGTCCATTAAAATTCACACGAAACGCTTCCATAGCAAAATTCGTGTGACGCTTGTAAAGAGTTTTAAAGAATGTAATTTGAGGATTACCTGAAATATACGCATCCTGAGCACCATATGCTACAAGTTGTAATAAACCACCACCCATTTTTGTATTTATATATTACATTACTTTTTTTCCTTAGATATGAACTTATTTACCACCACGACGACGACGACGACGAGTTCCACCTACAGAAGCAGGTGATAGAGCATGAGAACCACCTTTCTTTTTATAACTTGCCTTTGCCGTTTTTAATACATGTTTGAACCAACCTTTACCCATTGATCCTTTCTTGCTTTTTTCAGATTTCATTGTAGCAGCTACATGTTTCATCCACGCAGTCTTTCTACGACCACCGCCAGGAGCATCAGGAGGAGGAGGAGGAGGAGGAGGAGAAGGATCAGGCATTTTTATACTTTAACGCAGAGAAATTAAATTACGACGTTGTAAATTGGAGAAGTTTTTTGCATAGGTTGAAATGATACTGAGGGGTCGGGCATAATAGGAGTTTTATATTTTTTAGGTTTTAATGCTCTTAATCCGGCAGGTTTTAATACTGAACTATTTTGTTGAAATTCGCCAATATATATTTCCATCATTGTATCAATTGAACCATAATTCATTAATGTCCATTGACATCCATATGTTAATAAAATTTGAGGATTATTATTCTTTAAATCTTCTAAATTATCAGGAACAACCATAGTAATATTATTACGATTATAATCAATTAATTCATCATGATCATGAGGTTGAGAAGCTTGTGAATATGTATATCTACGTAAATGAGAAGTTGACCATGATAAATTAATTAATTCTTCCATTAAAGTCCCTTTAATTTCATTCCCACCTGAAACAATAATTACTTTATTTTGTAAATTACATATAGGTTCTACCGCTACATTTTTACGTTGATATCCATATTCATAATCTAATAATCTAGGTTTTATTGCTGATTCTTTAATTAATTCTGCTGCTGCATTAATTACTATATTTTTATTTGTATGAAAAACTAAACTTAATATAAATGGATCCGAAGATACAGGACAACTTATAGAATTAAATGCATTATTTCCAATAGAAGTTAGACATGCACTTAAAGGAACAGTATTATAAGCATAATCTGTTCCTAATTTTTGATTTTTAAGTCCAACAACAGGTTTATCATTATTGTCTGCATAAATATCTAATTCTACTAATCTTGCTCCTGCCTTAATTACCATCGGAAGAATTCTATCAGAAATATAATCATATACATCTGAGCCTGGAAAAAGAGAATAAGATGAACTTGCAATATAATAATCACATAATCTGAATGCTGGTGTTTGTGGACATCCCATAGGAGCTAATTTAGTAACAGATTCATAAGTTTTAAATTTTGGTGTAGCTTCTAAAAGAGCTTTATGTTCATTAGGAACTAATGTTTCGTAAAAAAACCATGCTATTAAACCTATTCCAATAACACCTATAAATAAGTAAACATAAAGCATAGTATTATCTGCTGCTACTGGAAGAACATTATCCATTACACTTTCGCTATATTAAAAAATAATTCTCTAAAACTTCTACACACTTTATCATGAATTCTTTTATCCATAGGTATTTCATTTAAGGAATAATGATGAAAAATTAAACAATACATTCCACATTCACTATCTTCATATTGATGACGAGTTTTATTATATGAAAGAAGCATTTTCTCTGGATGATTTGAATCCCATTCTTCTTTCCATCGAAACATTAATCTTTGAATTTCAGTTTCAGGTTCTTCAGCATATGAATCAAAATATGTAAATCTTGGATATTCTAATTCAGGTCTTATATCACAATATATAGCAATCCAATGTTCACCAGGTCCTGTACTTACATCCGTATTAAATACAATTCCTATTCTTGTATAACCTTTCTTTAAAAGAGTATCTAATTTTATAGCACATAAAGAATCAACAATACATTTTCCTAATTCTGATTTCTTATCAAAATCAATTGGAATAGTTCCTAAATATTTATAACCTACATATAATTTTTCAAATTGTTTTTCAATTTTATCTATATCTTCTGATGTCAACCATTCTTTAGGATTTGACTTCCATGATTCAGGAGCTTTAGGTTTTTTCATAAATTCAGTAATAATACATTGTAATTTTTGGTCACAATGTTTATGAAATCTTTTTTGTAATTCTTTCCAAATATATGATGTTGAACCTTTCGATATTGGAATTGAAGAATGTTCTTTATTAAAAGCTTGTCTTAATTTTTCTATTTGTTCTTTATCCATTATCTTAAAAATGGATTATGTTTTATTGATATTCATATAATATTAAAAATGGAGACATATAATGAGAATATTCTCAAAGAAGTCAAGAGTTGTGTTAAGAAACTAGTTAGTGTTGAAAAAGAACTTTTCAATCTAAATAAAGAAGTATATGAAAAACGAGAACAACGTTCTCTTATTAAAGATCAATTAGCACAAGTAATTAGACTTCCTGAATTTGCTCAATTAGATAAAATGAAAGTTGAAGAAGACAATGTCGAAATTCAAATTATCAAACCTGGTTCTCAAAAATCTTGGTCTTTGTCCAAGAAAGATCTTCAAGAACATCTTCAGAATTGTTTAACTCATATGGGCGGACACGCTAACGCAGAAGAATTATTTGATTTTATCATAAAAGAACAATCCAAGAAACTTATTTCTCAAGAATATAATTTTAATGTTATAATTAAATAATATAATGTCTACCGAACCGTTTCCTACATTTTCACCATCGGATATAAGAAAATTGTTGAATTCTACAATTCAAGGACAGAAAACACTGAGCACCGCCGCTAATGGAACATTAACACAGAACACCAACCCACATAATGGATTATTATTAATAACTGCGTTTTTTACAAATTTAAAATTATCAAATATCCTTTCTGGATATATGGGTAAATCGAAAGATATAAGGGAGGTCGTTACTGGTTCTTACTCTGCAGCAAAAGAATGTGAAATGGTTTTTAATATTAAAAACCAAATGGGTGAACCTATAGTAAAAAATACACTTATGGGATACCCCACATTTAAGAGTGGTGCGTCAGTATGTTGGTTATGTGGATTTACAATTAACCAAATGGGTGCAATTATAAACCGTCTATTCCCCACCGCACCGATTTGGTCGGATAATGCGCCAAATGCGAATGCTGCGAATGCTCCTGAATGTGAACACATAGTTCCTGCAGGAGCAGCTATGATTTATTTAGATATACCAAGTAGAAGGAAGGGAACTACTGAAGGTAGTAATGACTTATATGCTAATTATGAATGGTCTCATAAATTTTGTAATGCTACTGCAAGTGATGGTGGAGAAGGGGAAGGAAGTGCTGGAAAAAGTGATAAACTTTTTTTTAATATGTTAGACGTATATGGAAATCTCTTAAGTCCAACAGTAAATTTTGATAATATTAAACGTTGGCTTATTAGGTTGGCTGGAATACCACTTATGTCTACTCTTATATCGGCCTATTATACAATTACGCCTGAATATGATAGTCCTATTAACGCGTGGGCGAACGCACAAGGCCTCAAAATGGTTAATAGAGTGCAGAAAGTTTGTGATTATATTGTATTGAAAAGAAGTAAATATCCAGTTATATTCGGTCAAGGTTTTGGTTCAGAACTTGATGGTGATGCAGTTAATCCAGCAACTCCATTTTTAGGTGATCCTCGAAACACAGTGGGTCCGGGGGTTATGGTCGGAGATTTACTTAATTTAGCTAGAAATGTTTCGTTTGTTTTTAATGATTTAGTTAGTAAACACCCCGACCCTGTGCTTCTTGAAGCCTTGATATTTTCTCAAACTATGATGCATCTTGTATATCAAGATGGGGGGGCTATGCTGGCCACCATAAATGCGAATCGCACGAATCTGCTTGCTCAGAAAGGTTTTTCTAATGATAATGGTAATGGAATACTTAATGGAGTTATACCATTGCATTTTAGAAAAGAAATACTTAGCCAAAGATCGATTGAAAGGAGTGACATTGACGAACAGTATGGTACCAGTATGGACATTTGGAAATCAAAACTAGATGAGAATCAGGCTAACTATGTCCAACAATTCCATATGAGCACCCTCGTGGGCGGCGGACTATCACCCAGTGTATTTCGTGGCAAACGCAAAAAAACACGTAGAAATAAACTAAAACGAAAACGGACTAGACGTAATAAGAAGTCTAAGAAATAAGAATGTATAATCCTTATAATTCAAGAAATAAACTTCTATCATTAAAAGATATTCAAACTATACTTACAACTTATAAGTGTAGTTTCAATATCAAAAATTTAAAATTATTTCAAAATGCTATGATTCATTCATCTTATGTTCGAAGAGAAGAATATACTTCACCAACAGGCGAAAAAATTAAATTAATTGATAAACCTGATGATTGTATTGATTTATTTGATGAATCATATGAACGTTTAGAACATTTAGGTGATTCAATTTTAGGTGCTATTGTATCAACTTATCTTGTAAAAAGATTTCCTAAAGAACAAGAAGGATTTCTTACAGATTTAAAAAAGGAAATTGTTTGTAATGAAATGTTAGGTTCATTAAGTATAAAAATTGGTCTTGATAAATTCTATATAATTTCAAAACATAATGAAGATGCATGTAATGGAAGAACAAATATTAAAAAATTAGGTGATATTTTAGAAGCATTTATTGGTGCTTTATGGACTGATTCAGGAAATGATTTTAAAGTTGTTTCATCATTCATAATTAATTTAATTGAAATGTATATTGATATTCCAAAAATTCTTATGAATAATCGGAATTTCAAAGAACAATTACAAAAATATTGTCAAGCAACATTTCATTATACTCCAACTTATAAAATGATAAATTCTACTCAAAATTCTTATACTATGGCTGCTATGAGTCCATTAGGAGAAATTGGAGAAGGGACATCTCAAACTAAAAAACAAGCAGAACAATTAGCCGCACAAGATGCTTTATTTAAGTTTAGGAATTCTTCTAATAAGTGATTCTTTAGTAGTTCCAGTTGATGACATATTTTCATCAACACCTTCAATATTTCTTAGAACTGCTGCGATTTTTTGTGGTTGATCAGCAAATTCAAGTAAAAGTTGTGTTTTAATTACATTTCTACGTAAAGGAGGTTTAGAAGTTCTTACGGATCTTGAAATATTACCTAATCCATTACCATCCAAAACAAAATTATCAACTTTATTATTTCTCATAAATTCCAAGATTTTTTCAGAATTTTTGAGTTTTCTTTCTTTTAATGAAGCAAGTTGTTGTTTTAATTTACGCTCTTCATCATCTAATGATATCCATTCTTTCAACGTTTCTTTAACGTCCTCCATTTACTTGTATTGTGTTTACGTCTTGAAAATCGTTTATTATGAATTACCTTATTACTTATCTTACGTTTACGTCTTGATAATCGTTTATTACCACCTACAGCGAATCCTCTTCTTCTAAGTTCTGGTCCAATCTTCCCCACCGACGTCCCCACCCCTTCCCTCACCGAATTTGCCGTCCGCTGCGCCACATTCCCCACCGTCCCCACCGCCGCCCTCGCCGCCTCCATCCAAGTTCGTTTTTTGTTGTCAAGACCTTTGGCTGTATTTGATTGAGGTGAAGGATTATTTGGATCTACTTCGAGTTTTTTTAAATTGCCTTCAACTTTTTCTGCTTCTGTCTCAAGTAATTTAGCTGCTTCTGGAGTTGTAGGGCTTTTTAGTTCTTTTTTAATTAGTCCAAGGTAATCTCTCATCCATTGTTCTATTTTAGCTCGTTCTTCAGGTGTTTTATTAGCTAAATTTTCCATTTTGCCTAAAACTTGTTGTGAATTTTGATAAACCCAATTTCTTAAACTACCGAACCACGCACCCCATTTTGCTTGAACTCCGCTTCTATTTTCAGGATTTATATATGCCTTAGCATCATTTTTTACTTTTGAAACAGTTTGTTGAACATTTGCTGTTGCTTCCCCAACTTTTCTTTTTATTTCTTCAACAGCTTTATTCATTTCATCTTCACTAACTGATTCCAAAGGATTAAATGTAAACTTGTCTAAAAAGTTTCCTACAAACGCAAGTTTCCCATCATATGATTCATTACCTTTATCATCAGTAGTTTTTTTACCTCTTAATTGGTCAATTAATGCTTGTCTTTTTTCAGCAAAGGTTTCCATAAATTTATCACTTGAATCTCCAAAATTTTGAAATGCTAAACCTACAAATGGTATTAAAGCTAGACTTTGAATATATACATCGCCAAATCTATGTTGTGCTGTAAAAATAACCATATTAAAAAATATAAACATAGCAGACATCATATAACCAAGAGCAATTCCAACAGGTGCTGAAAATGGAATAGGAACAAGACCTATTATCATAGGAGTATATTGTTGAGCTAATTTTGCTGCAGTTTTATTGAATTCAGTAGCAATAGTTAATCCCATACTTACTGCTTGACCTGTAACTGGTATTCTTGCTACCCATCCTTCAGGTTGTTCATTTCCGTCAACCATTACAGGAACTTCACTTAAAGGAAAAATAAATTTACGAATTGGATCTAAAATTCCTTTGATACTTTCAGGTGTCAATAAATAAGCATAATCTAAACCTCTTTGAATTAATGCGTTATAAGCTTTACCACCTCCACTTTTTTTAACGACTTCTTCTGCTTGATGTTTTGTAAATAATGGTTTTCCGTCTTTTCTTACCTTTTTTTGTAAC